AATAGAGAAAGGTTCTACTGGATCTCCGTTTTGAATCTGAAGCACTGCGTTTGCTACGTTTTTATTTGTTTCCTGTCTAAGCACCGCCTTTTGTCTATTTTCAAACTCATTTCTTAATACGATCTGTTGTTCGATCTGTTCGTTAAGATCATTTATTACGCCTTCAGAAACAGCGGCTTGATTTCCAAATATCAGTTTGTCCTCAATGAATCCTACCAAAGCCTGAGCTTGTAAAGGATCTTTGTTTGATACTAAAGACACAGCAGAGGAAAGATGTGCTGCTTGTTCTGCTGGAGTGTAAGCGTTAAATGTTTCAGTAAAGTCAGTAACAAAGGATTCAAAGTCTCCATTATTTGCTGTCTGCGCTAACGAATCAATACCGTTTGCAATGTATTGCTCTTCTTTATAATTGTCCTGTTCTTCAATTAACCTCGGAGTATATCGTTCAGCTATAGTGTTAGCTTTCTCCATGAACCCCTCAAGAGCGTAACCTGTCAGATTATAGTCTTCACTGCTTGCAATAGTCTGAATGGTCTCCTGCATTTGCGTAGAGATATCCGTTTCGCTTTGAATGAACTTATCTTTGTTCTCTATAAGATCCGTCTCGACAAAACTCGCAACCTTCTGACCCAGCACACGGGAAGCTCGGATGTAGTTATTCGGATTCTCAACAAACTTCAAAAACTTTTTACGCTGTGCTGAGTCTAGCTTGTCCGCTGTTTGTTTAAACTGCTCCCTAAGTGGTTCAATATCTCCAGCCGCAACTGCTTTGGCTTGTTCAGGAGTCAAGAGACCAGCTACCTGTGCATACTCTTCCTGACGTTGCTGCTCGATGCCTTGATATTGACGAGCAATAGGGCCAGCGTACCGTCCTAAAGCGTTGGCAAGTTGACCTGCTTGGGTTTGATCAGCCCGAAGGGTTTGCTGGACTTGGACAGAATACTGTCCAGCCGCAACGTTCGGAGCTCGGAACGTAGCTTGATCGAGGTTAAGGTCTACCTGTTCTCTCGATCCTGAAGAGCCGAGAAGTTGCTTAAGATTTTTTTGAGCCATTATGGTTTTTTAGTCGCTGAATAAGCACTTAGACCAGTAGAAACGCCGCTAAGAAGCGCTCCAGCATAGTCAGGTTGTGCGATTGGTTTATTGATTGCAATCTGCGTGTTATAAGACTGAAGCCCCATATCCTTTAACCTAAGATCCCGAGCTACAGCCATCTGCTGTCCTTGTCTCTGGAGTCCGAAACGGTAGGTAGCTTCTTGTCTCGTGAAATCGTTTAACAACGCGTCTACACTTTGACCAGCGACGCCCGACTCACCAGCAGCTACAGTTGCTCTCGATCTAGCTTCCCGTGCTTTGTTGGCTGCTACTTGGATCTCTCTTGATCGCTCTTCGTTCTGGAACGCTTCTTGAATACGTTCAGCGGACATCTGTTGAGACGCTCTTTGGGCTTCCGCTGCGCTTGCTTGTTTTTGGTATTTAGCTTGTGCTTTGGCGGCTTGTCGTTGTCCGCTTATGGATAGACCTGCTTGGGCTACTCCTAATACGATTGGTATTGCTGCTGGATGACACATATTATTTTGTAATTATAAATTCGTAAAATTGATGATCGTTGATTTCGACTTCCCTAATAAACTTTGCTCCTAGCCACCTAAGCCAGCGAACAGAGTCGTCGTATTCCTTTAGGACAATATTAGCCACACACGGATGATCTAATAAAAGGTGTGGAAGCAGTTCTCGTGATGCCTTAGCAAAGGTATACCAGTAGTCACGAACGCCCTTACTTCCAAGAAGCCAGATGTAGGGTATACTATCATCACTAGAGCCCACGCCAAACATGACGATTGGTTTACCATCAGGGTCTAAGCCTGTGATGGTTACGTCGTCATTTCTGACTCCATACAGTAGTGCCTCTTCATTATCACCAAACTGCCCTACGCTAACTTCAATGGAGTCATACTCACGCAACAACGGAGCGAGCTCACGAGCGTGATCCTCGGTGGCAAGGACTGCCTTACAACCGTTGCTGTATTCCTTGATTAGCATCAGTTGTAAACTTTAAACAGAAACTTAAAGTTGGCGAGCGTTATATCTCCAGCTACTCCATTTGTTTTATTTGCTACAGTTATCGTATCTTCAAACTGAACCCCGATAAGGGCATTAGCAGAATCAGCGTAAACTGATATAGGACTCGTTCCATTTGAATCAGAGATGAAATCAATTACGTCACCTATGGCGTAACCGTGCTGTGCCGTTGTGCATTTGAGGTATACTTTAAAAAATTCAGGAATAATATTACCCAAGCCATGACTGAAGGTAGTTGGCGTTCCAGCAGCCGCAATAGTAACATCTCCGCTTACGGATTTTACCGTAAAAGGAATAGCAGTGGCCACTCCCGTGCCGCCGTTAGCAGCAGGTAGCGTCCCTGTAACTTTGGTTGTGAGGTCGATTCCTCCAGCAAGGTGAACGTTGTCCACAGATCCGTCTACAAGATGCTCACTGTCCACAGCATCATCAGCTAGTTTAGTGCTGTCCACAGCGTCGTTAGCTAGTTCACTTGTGCTGATTTCGCCAGTTGCCAAGGTCACTGCGTGTGTAGACAGATCCAGTGTAAGAGAAAGCTTTTGAGCTGTTACATCGTGGTCTGCGATCTTGGATGTAGTGATAGCACCATCCGCAATAATATCCGTGTCCACGTCTACACGCTGAGTGCTTTGATTCGAGTTCTCAGCTACCTCTTGGGCTACGTAAAGCCCTTGTCGATAAGCAGCATCAAGATCACGTTCTGTGAGCCTAGAGCCATCTTGGAAGTCAATAATAGGTGCTACAGTGGTTTTACGGTAGACCTGAACCTTTGAATACGGCGTAAGGTCGTCAGAAACAGTTACAGTTTTTCCTGACAAACTTCGATCCGTTATCGTAAGAGGAACCCATTTATCGTCCGCAGTTCGTAGCCCTATAGCGAGCACATCATTGATGTCGATGAAGCCGAACGTAAACGAAAACGTGTCGGTGGAGAGGTCAGTATATTGGTTATATGAGAGAGACATGGTGATTTCTAAGAGTATCGGGATGATCTAATTTGAGCGAATGATTCAAACTCAGCGGATTGGAATTTACAGGGCAAAGCCGTATTATTTTCAACAGATATAACGGCTTCGTCTGGTCGAGCGCCTACGGAAAAGCGAAAAACTCCAGAATCCAGATCCGAAGTATTAAGGATGGTGCCTCCCACTTTGGATGAGCTAAACGGAACTTGAATCGGATCTCTATGTTCTGAGTTTATCTTGACCGTAAAAGCTCCTGTGTCGTCGAAAAACAAAGAACCATTTCGTATAACGATCTTAGCAGAGTTAGTTGGCGACTTGGTGTTTTCGGCTTGCTGCTTAAATACCTGCTCGGAGAACACGTATTTCATATTGTAGGCTAAACCTACCCACACATCCGTGTCCTCTTCAACTGGTCTTTCGAGTTGAACCGAGTCTTGATTATGGTCAGCATGAAGTAAGCTTCCTTGCTTTGTATATACCTGTAGGTCGTCGTCAGCATTCGCTTTATAAGGTAACGTAAACGACGACGTTCCAGCAGGAATTGTTACTTGGGTTCTCATGTCAAGTAACGTGTTAAAACCTTCCTCGTCTATATATCCAGCTTCCATAGGTAGGACTACAAGATGTGTTTCTGACTCGTTGGCTATTACCATATACAAGGAAGCCTCAACAAAGGACATGCTGATTATATCACCAGTAAAAACGAACTTAGACCAAGAACTTAAAACTTTTTGATTATTACTCCAGAAGTAAGTGTAAACATACAACGCATTCTTTTCGTCTCCACTGAGTAGAGTTATGAACTGTTCTGACGTAGATCCAGAAATATCTATTATGTTTTTTGGAATATAAAATGGAACGTGCTCAGTGACTTCTGCTGATTCGTAGACGTCGGTCGAAGCATTCACGGCAAACTCGTTAAGTCCTGTATATTTTCCTCTTGTGAAGGGGTAGTAGATATACGCACCCAACGGAAGTGGATCAACTTCAGCATTGTATTCAAAGTTAGTAATCGGATTGATACTTACCGTCTTTGGCGTGAGTAGGTCACCTCCACGTAAAGTAAATTGAGAAGAGTCAGAGAACAGTATAAGATTTTCTTGGAAACCTATAGCAGCTCTTAAGTTGGTAACTTTTTCAGAATTTACTCCTACATCAATAGGAGCAGAGTCCAGTAAAGATGTTGTAGTAGTCCTAAAGAAGTTGAAAAACTGACCTGCTTCGGAGAACACGATATTGTCCTCAGAAAGAATAACTAGCCTATTTTTAAACAGCCCCATGTTTGTTATTCGTTTTCCCACAAAAGAAGGCATGGGATTAGTGGCGTCGTCACCTGCTTTACGAGAATCCCAATCCCCTTCTTGAATGGTAAAGGAATCAGGAGCATCGTTGACTAAAGTCATGGGCATAGTTGATGCATCAATATCTTGAAAAATGTTGAAACCAATCGATTCCTCCCACGCACCTGCGCTCCAAGGACTACCATCAGCGGTTCTAAATTTCACATAGTAGTCATCTTGGTCTACATTTGCATCTCCCTTAATTTTTATTCTGAAATTGTTAGGAGCAGTTAAAGGAAGATCGCTAAGAGATGATATTTCTTTATACAACATTCCTAGACCTTCATCAGACAAATCGTCTGATGTGCGTATAAAAAAGTCTTCGGATGCGGCTGAATCTTTCAGAGTAAATCTAATTCCGTTTCCTTTACTGTCTAAGTCAAAATACGTTTTAAGAACAGCGTTTCCATTTGCGGCATTGAATAGATTACTGATGATTCGGGTAGAACGAGCGCCTATTCCACTAGAACTGTTAAAAGTCGAAGACTCAGTTGTTGTGGTTACTGTTCCTATTGAATCGGCTCCTGATTGTGGGTCAGGAACTGAGAGAGTTAAAGGCTCTCCAAACTTTGTAATAACTAAAGTAGAGGTAGTGTCGCCTGTCTCTGTATTATAAAAACCTGTGATTACACCACTAGGATTTGATTTTAACTTCCAAGGTGTATCATAACTCGCTGGGTTAGTAAAAGAAAACGCACTGTTTGGCGTATATCCCAAACCTCCATCTAATAATGTAAAAGTATGGCGAAATAATGGACGATAAGTTCCTATAGATTCCCTATATAGGGACACCACTGCCCTTCGATTTTCGTCAAAAATTATTGAATACGTTTTCGAGTAATCTCCCTGCTTAACAAAAACAAAAGCGTCTTTGTTTACTGGATCGGACGCGCTATCAAGGTCAGATGTAACGGCTTTTGTCTTATTAACAAGAAACGTCGTATCCCCCACTGTTAGAGAGTTAAGTTCTTCTCTGGCATTTGCTGTATCAAGATAACTATTTTCCTCTGGAACGTATCCTCCAACAGATCCGTTAATCGTAGCCTCCGCTCCAGTGAGAATATTCCAAGCCTGTATTTTGCTACCGTCGTGGATGACCACATACTTTTCGTTCTCATCTCTATCAATAAAACGGACAAAGCTGTTTTCATCTATAGCCGTCTGAAGGAGCCTAGCAACGTGTCTAGTATTAGGACGTTTCTTTAATCCCTCAGCAACGGAGCTCAACGCATTCTCTTGCTCCTCACACTGACCAGCAAATCTTGCAGAGTTTGGTTGCTGTGAAACACCCTGAATAAGGTTCGGAACCGATGTGTTGATTAAAGGCATATCTATTAAAGAATATTCTGAGGACGGTTAACTCCAATACGAATAGCAGTGTCGTAGCTATCAAATATAGTGCGATCCGAAGTTCCTGAGTCAAGCGATTCGAGGCGAGCTTTAGCGAACACTTCGTCTCGTAGGATAAGCTGTTCAATCTCAGAAGCGCCTAGCGAACGCGCTACAAGAATCCGAGAAGCTTTTAGATTGATATAACGGCGAGCAGCTTCGGGAAGAAAGTCCCATTCTAGGAAACGAATGAGATCCATCTTAACTGGTTTTGTAAATTCATAAGTGTTGTCTGTCAGGTCATAAAGCCTAGAACCTCGCACAACAACATTGTCTCTATGTCCATCTACTGAATCCGCAGAAAGGATATCTCCAGATAGATCGATGAAGTTGGTCTCTACGTCAGGACTAAAGGTAACATCCTTTTCGGTATTAAAAAACCAACCGTCTACTTGAATACCCTTTGATGTCTCGTCCAAAATTGTCTTGGCCTGAGAGACGGAAAGAGGAAGCCCGACGTTATCCGAGATCGAGTTTACTGGCGCTTCGCCTAAGTAACCGATCATTACGTTAACGGCTTGTAGCTTTGTAGTAAGGAAGGACATAGTTCGTGAAATAAGGTAAAAATAAAAAAGAAGGAAAAAGACCCCCTTCCCACATTTAGTGAGAAGGGGATCAGAATGGATTCGATTACTACTGAACCTCTACGCAAGCTTCAGGACGGATGACACCGTGACCCATAGCATACTTAGCAACGAACAGAGTGCCTTGGCGCTCGATCTGGTATTCAGACTCGGTAGCAAGGTCAAGAAGCTTGACAGTGCCGATGCCCGACTTGTGACCAGCAACGAAGCCAGTAGCACTAAGGTCGGCATTGTAGCCTGTGCCAGAAGCACCGAACACGTCGTTCTTTGCGTTGTCGTCATCTTGATCCTGACTTGCGTCAACAACAGAGATGTCAGCAACGTGATTCGACTTGAACAGTTTGATACCTGCTACCATAGGAGCAACGCCACGAGCAACAGAACCTTCACCACCGTAGTCGCGGTTAAGAGCGATGTTAGTGGTTGGGTCGCTGATCAGCTTGTAGTATTGAGTAGGACTCAGGATAGCGAAACGATCCTCAGATGGGACGTCGTTGTTATCCAGCTTCTCAGCAACTTCGAACAGTGCGTCAAGAAGACCTGTTCCAGTTGTAAGAGAAGCACCAGTGATCTGGATACCAGCCTTACCACCGCTGATGGTAGGAGTAGAGGTGCGAGCACCAGCAACAAGAGTCTTCATCGTAGCGATGTCGAAGCGTTTTGCCAATGCCTTACCCAGTTCTTGAGCGTAGATGCTACGAACGTCGTAGTGAGTCTTAAGCTCGTCGATGTTAGCAAGGAAGGTCGAAGCAAGCAACACATCGTCAATAGCGATGGTGACTTCGTTCTTCTTGATGTCAGACAGGTAAGAGTTACCAGCGTCAGCAATGTTTTCACCTGCTGAGTGATATTTCGCAGTTGCGATACCTGTTTTAGGGAACTGAGCGGTCTTGCCGTTCTGAATGGTGCGAACCATGTGAAGCTCCTTCATTACGTTGTATTCTTCAAACGTAGTAAGGATCTCACCAGAGAACACCTTCAGAAAGAGAGCATCGACATCGTTAGCCCCGTTAATTTGACCCACGCGAGATGGGCTTGTATTTCCGTTAGCCATGATTATTTATCTTTCTATATTTAGTTGGTTTAGTTGGTTGGTTTGATCAGTCCTTATTCAGTTTGCTTCGTTTGCTCGCCTAATGTTATCCACCGCAGTGGGCATTGCGCTACTTGTCGCACACATTGTATTTAGACCTGAAAGTTGTTATTTCTTTTTACCGTATTGGACGGTAAGCCCCTTACGCTTGGTAGCGTTCACAGAGGAGGGATACAAAAAAGCCCCGTCCGAAGACAAGGGCTGGTTGTTTTATTTTCTAAATCTATTAGAACGAAGAGGTGACAGCAAGTCGATCTTCAACAGTTTTACGATATGCAGGATCGTTCTTATATCGCGGATCTCGCATAGCTTCAGTGACCTGAGCTGCGGAGTTAAACGGCTTCACAGCGCTTCCAGACGTATTACCTTGGATAAGGTTAGGAGCTTTACCA